GTAAAGATGAGTTCCACCGCGCCTCAATTACCGGCTTCTTGAAGAAATATTGTGTTCCTCTCGCAAAGAAGCGTTTGGTGTAGTAGGAGGTCAAAGCGGACTCTTCGGAAGAAGTCAGGCGAATGCCGATGCCGTAGTTGTTCTTTGAGTCATCGATCCACTCTTCAACAAGAGTTGTAACATCTATCTCCAAGTCCTCAAGACCTGTCGAGAATGACTGCGAGTAAGCAGGCAAAGCGTGGTAATCGCCCCCAGCGGAGTCCCAAGCAACACCAGAAGACGCAGAAATCCAGTTAGAGACACCGGAATCTTTGTAGTTTTCGAGGTCTAAACCGTCCCCTTCTGTCCAAGATTTTGAGATAGCTTGTGCGACTAGGGTAAAGTTTCTTGGAACAGTCTTGGAGGTTTCTGCGTTGAATAAACGTAGGTAAAAGCTCACACTATCCTTGGCTGGGATTGTTCCTGCTGTTCTATCGGACTCGATAGAGGCGATGTCAAACTTTGTAAGAACGCGCGAGAGTTCAGCAGATGAAGTAGATTCGCGACCATAGATTGAATAGACCTCGCTTACATCAGCCTGACCCATGTTGGAGCCTGTGGCTCTAGTTCTCAAGTTCGACTCGTAAGCATTTACGATTGTGTTGTCGGCATCTGCCTTGTAACGTTTAATAGCCATTATCTTAGCTTACCTTTTATGTCTGTTTCTGGAAACTTCAGTTCTAGGATTGCGTTCTGCGGTGTTAGTAAGTAGTCACCATCAGGTGATAGGTTTTCCTGAACCGGGAACACTACGCTGGAGTAATCAGAAGAGCTTTTGTTTGTAATCTGAACCTTTACAACATCGAGGACGCCCTTTACTTTGTTTAGTTCCGAGAAGATCTCGGAGATTGAAAGCCTCTCGCCGATGAACATCGGGTCTCTGTATTTGTTTGCTAGTCTCTCGACACAACGATTGAGGACATCAAACTTGTTGGCGGAATTATCAGGCTTGATCACAAAGTTGATTCCAAAGTTGATAATGAATGGATCCAAGATGTCTATCGTATCATTGATCATTCTGTAGTTATTGAGCCAAACCTTGAGATTCTTCTTGATTGTGCTATTGGTTGTTGTTAGCTTGCCGAGAGTGTTCTCCGAGATCACGTAAACATTCAAGTTTCTCTTTTGGGAATCTGGGTCCTTCTGGACAGAACAGCGCTTGATTGAGCCAAACTTACGAGGCATCCTGTAGGATAGGTTTTCGTAGTCTTTCTGGGTGACGGCACGATTCTGTGTTGGGAACGTGTCGTAAATTCTCTGCTTGACTTCTGCTGTTGTTGGGTTTGAGACATTACCTACAATTGGTTCCTCGTTAGAAACCTCAACCGAGTTGCGAACAAACGAAACCTCGCTGGCGGCGAGCGTTGAAAGATCCTCAAAGTCCATCAAGACACTTGAGACTTGATTTAGTCCGCCAGCAGCAATGTTTGAGTTTGTTGGATTTGTCTGTCTGAAAGCTATTGTAAGTGTTGTGTTGGCGGGGACAATCCCGAAGCTTCGGTTATTCGTTAATCTGCTTGGGTCAAAAGCCGTGTCTGTAACATAGCTCTTGCCGAAGATGTTCATAGCCACGTTCTGTGGTTCAGCAACCACGTCGGACGCACCATCTTCGCCAGAACCAAATTGAAGATAAACACCTTCAGGCTCGTGGACTACTTGGAATTTCCTGCTTACCAATAGCGGTTTAAGAATGGAAGGCACGTTGTCTGCCTTATAATTCTTGTTGGTTAGTTCTTTGTAGACGATGTCTTGGGCTAGATAATCAACCTCAAAGTATTCGTTTCCATCCGTGTCTGTAACACTGACGATCTCTGAGATGTTTGCGTTTGATAATTTAATTCTCTTGAATCTCTCAAAGCCTCCAACAACTGCTTGCTCAACACCAAAGAAACCAGAGACAACATCACCATAAGATTTGATGGCGTAATAACTTGGCGCACCAGTTGTCGTGTCTGTTCTCGCAACAACGACTGGGTTCTTGGGATCCGCAAAGTCAAGGTTTTCGGTGAGAACAAAGCTCAAGCCATTCTGCGAAGTGAATCTTGTGCCTCTCTTTAGGGTGGGAATGTAAGAGGTCTGCGGTCCTAGACCTGTGGGGGATGCTGGAACTAACACATAAAGAGCGACCTTTCCGTAAGTGGATGGTCTGCCGGTGTTCTTGTAGCCAAGAATGCGACCTTGGCGAACTACGTTTCCATACTGATAAGCAGTGTCTAGGAAGGTCTCATTGACGTTGTAGTCAAGATAGAAAGAAAGTTGGTCTCCAACATAAGCGACGGCGTCGAGCATCATCGCCCCGAAAGATCCTTCACTAAAATCCTGAAAAGTGTCTGGATAGAAACGCTCTGCTATTTGTGTGAGATCGTCCCTGATTGATTCGTAATCACGATTGGTGTAGTTGATCGCTACTTTCTTTTTGTTTGTCATAAATTGTCCTCACACTAAATAGTGATTTCTAGCAAATCGCTTGTGGCGATTTGTGGGATGGAATACTCCAAGTAAAGCCCCAATGTGTTAGTGTCTGGATCGGAGCCGGCGAATTGAAGTTTTCTAATCTGGACGGCGGGCATGTATTGGGCTACTTGTTCTCTTATCTTGTTGTCTATTCTCTCGTAGACATCAGACTGAAAGTTCTCAAATAGGAATTGTCTTATGCCTACGCCATACTCAGGCTCCATTACTCTTTCGCCAGGATTGGTCAAGATGAGCATCTTCATGTTCTGCTTTACAAGAGCCTTGATTCTCTTGATCATTGTGTAACCATCGCCCGTATCTTGCGTGAGCGGTAAACTAACTGCGTATGAAGCCACCTATTTCCCTCCAGATTCCATTACTATTTAGTTATTCGTCTTTATTTTCACACAATTGCTCATCGGCATTGAAAGGATTGCTTCTCAAATAACGTCGTTTCCACCAAGGTAGGATTCTCTTGCCGGGTGAGAGTCTAAACTTCTCTCTCAAGGTCTTCAGGTTCGTAGCAACAATTCCATTGTCTTCTTCTTCGGTAGAACCGAAATCACGGGAGTTGTAGTATTCCTTGAACATCTTCTTGAGTTGTGAGTTAGTTCTTCTCATTGTTGTCTGATCCCATTCATCCCAGGTCAGGACAAACGGAGTGAAGGCACGCCGTTCACTCTTGGGATACCAGCCCTTAAGAGAGGAGGAGGGGTCATAGTCAAGAGATGTGCCCTCATCATTTGGCACTGCCCGTCTACCCGGCTTATCGGCTGCGTTGCTATTCTTTCTTGCTCCGTCTACAACATTCTCACCAATAGACGGCAAGAAGGTTAGATCATTATAGATAGCAATTGTTGATAAGAGTTTGGCTGGAGGCAGGCAATAGCGCATAAACAATTTGAACTTATCATCATCTAACAGGTTATTGATTAGGCAAAGCATTTCCTTACTACTCGGCTCCAGCGGCTGTAATTTAGATAGAGGGAGATCAAGAACATCTACTTCTACTTTTGTAACTGTTCTCATTGTGCCGCCGACATTTGCGTAGAACTCAAGACCATAGCGAAGCCCAAGTTCACCTTGGAGTCCTACGACCGAGCGTCCTGCTGCTTCTCCAGACAGGGCAATAGCATCGTCATCTCTGGTTTTTTGCCCAGCGTAAACAAGTGATAGGGTGCCGGGATAAACATCAGAAACATTTCCCTCTTGTGATGTTATTGCTGATGGAATGTTAAAGGGATCCACATCGTCGCTAGGGTCTTGAGATGTCTTTAGGTAAGCCCGAATTCCAAATGGCTGTGTGCCTGTGGGTCTTGCTGTTTCAACTGCGCCTATTCCTTCGCTTCCTGCTTTTACAATTACGTTGTTTGCAAACAAGGTCAAATCCACAGACTCATCGGAGTGTTCTTCACCAGTCATAAAGGTCTGGTTATCACCTTCGCCCATTGTGTGATAGTAACCAATGTAGGGCGTGCCGTCTTCGAGCGCCATCTCATCGCCATTGGTGTAGTTTCTCTGTAGCACTTCGCTTGAATCAGCGACACCCTCCTTTAGTTGTCCAAGTAGGTTTAGTTGGCTTCCAGCGGTTAAACCGCTAGCGCCGTGTAGAATGTAGTAGTAGATGTTAGTAGCGTAAGAATCATCAATAAAATCATTTCTTTTCATTGAGATCTCGAAAGATTCAGCAACCTGGGATAGTTCTTTTTTGACGAACTCTTTGAGGACCATCTTAGCTATGTCTTCTGTTTCTTTTACGACACCTAGGGCGTCTTCATTCCGGTAGTTTTTGAGTGTCTTGAAGATTGTTACTTCGTCGTTTTTCTTTGCTTCTTTCAGATCTTTGCGATCTGGATAGTTGTAGCGCTCCTGAATGTTATTGAGTCTAATCAAAGCCTGGATAACATCCTCGGGAGGGTCGATAATCTCACCCTCATCTAATAGTCTTCCGTAGGTCTGAACCGACTGTTCCAAGAAGGCATACCAGAACTCTTCATCCTTGAACGGATTAAACAACTCGAAGAACTCATTTTGTTGGGCATCTTTGAAGCCCTTTTCCATTTCTTCTACTATGAACGATGCGTAAAGATCGCTGAAGTTGTTATCAAAGTCTGGCTTAAACTTAGAGAAGGTAGCGATTGACTTAATAAAATGTAGAACCGAGTGAATTCTACAAGCGGCACTGATTACCGATTGGATTCCGGCTTTACCTGTGCGACTTAGGATTCTGTTGTAGGGAACCTCTGTTACACAATCAGGGTCTCCCGCTAGCCTCTCATCTTCCGACAATCCAGAATAAGACTTCATCATCTCTGATTCTATTTCACTAAAGTCTATAACCTCTGTTCTCTGTGGTTTACAGGGGCTGAGTTCTGGAAACACGGTGTCCACAAGACCGATCCATCCAGTGTTCTTTGTGGGTCGGACATAGACAGGTGGGTTCAAATAGGTGCCGCCATAGGTCGCAGGATCAAGATAGATGACTCTGGCTTTGTCGCCATTTATTTGCTGGTCTCTGCTTTCGCCAAGAATAGCATCCTTGTTGTTTATCGGTCTTGTCTCGCCTTCTCCATCGTCGATCTCTCGTTCTGAATAAAGAACATCTTCGCCTGGATAGAGGTAGTCTGCGTCGGATTCTGTTAAACCATCAAACTCAGCACCGTAGTTAAATGCCTTGTTGTCTGTAGTAGACATAATAGTTAAGAACATCTCATCATAAAGTGTTTTTGTTGTTTCGTTCCAGTAGGATGTTGCTGCTGCTTCTGAAACACCGAGCATCTCGGACATCAAAACTATGGGTGGAGATGTCGCACCAATCGTGTCTAGTGATTGTAGGAATCTCGGGTAATTATCCAGAGTGTCTCCAGAAACTATCTCAAGCGTGTTATCTTTTGCTAAGAACTCAAATGCAACTTGTTCAAATTCTGAATCATCGAACCCTTCTTTCTTGATGGTAAACTTTTCTGTTACTTTTAGTCTTGCATTGTCTGCGGGAATGTTTCTTTGATTATTCAGATCTGCGACATAGAGACCTATCTCAAGCCCGTAACCAAAAAACGTGTCATTTAGCGGATTGGTTGCGAAGCTAAGACTAATGTCTGGATCTGCTTTTCTTTGCTTCTCAACAAAAGTTACCTGCTCTCGCTCATAGTCTACTTCATAATTTACTCTGTAGCCATAGTCAGGCAGTTCAAGCGGCGTTGAGCGCTTCTTTATCTTTAGATCTTCAAACGACTTGACTGTTCTTTGATCTCTCTGAATGTTGTTATTGATACCAGGGGGTGGCGCAAGTTGACCATTACCCGCTTCTATCATCCACTCCGCGATGTAGACCGGATAGGCACCTTTTTGTCTCGCCAGTAAAGCATAGTTGTCCAAAACTCCCTCGCCAGGGTCGTCGTTACCTTCGCCTTCTCCGGCGTCCAATTTCACGCCGTCAGCAACATGAAAATCAACATACTGCTGCCTGCCTGGATCGTTGAAGACCTTTCGCTGGTGGGCTGTGTAGGGTCTGCCGAGTGTGTCGGACAGGACCATGTTCATTAGACCCCAGTTTCTCTCGCCGGGACCGTTGCCGAGCATGTCGTAAGAGAAGGCAATCTTCAATTGATCCATTCCGGCGCCTAGCGCCTGCCCGGTTATTGCCTTTTGTTCGTCTGTCTCGTAAGGAAACAGTCCATTATTACAGCCAGGATCTGAAACAATTGGAG